GGCATGAAGATGAAGAAGAAGAAAGAGATGCCTGCTTTCATCAAAGAAAAAATGATGGAAGACGAAGAAGAAGACGAAGAAGAGATGCCTATGAAAAAGGGCAAGCGCAAGATGGCAATGAAGAAGAACGAAGAGATTGAAATTCCTTCTGAAGTCTATGACTACATTGAAGCCCTTGAATCCGCTAACGCTGAACTCGTTGACCAAGTTTCCAAAATGGCTGATGAAATTGAAGCATCCGAGGAAGAAGCACAAGCCGAAATCTTCAAGTCTGCTGACCCACGCCTTGTTGAATTGGTAAAGGGCTTGGAAGAACGAGCATCTGCCGCAGAAGCAATCGCTAAGGCAGAGCGTGACCATCGCCTAGAACAAGAATTCATTACCAAAGCCGCAACCTTGGGCAACCTTTCGGTTAAGGCTCAGGAATTCGGTGTGATGATGAAGGGTATTGCAGATTCATTGACTACTGAACAGTTTGATGCAATTTGGAATGTTCTTACCTCTGCTAATGCAAACCTTGCCAAGTCGGGTTTGTTTGTTGAGTTCGGCAAGTCAACGACAACCGACAATGATGGGCCAATGTCCATTATTGAGAAGGCGGCTTCGGCAATTCGCCAAGGCAACCCAACAATGACTCGTGAACAGTCAATTGCGAAAGCAGTTGAGGCTGATTCAAACCTGTACAACCAATATATCCGTGAAGGAAAGAAGTAGATAACCATGGCATACAAAGGCTCACAACCGTTTAAGATTACGCTTGAAGCAGGCGCAGACCTGTCTTCTTCGCAATACAATTTTGTTAAGTTGAACTCGTCAGGCAAGGCAGTTGAATGTGCGGCGGTCACTGACAAACCAGTGGGAGTTCTTCAGAACAACCCAACTTCAGGACAGGCGGCAGAGATTGTCGTTGTTGGTCTTACCAAAGTCTCAACCAATGCCGCTTTAGCAATTGGCGACCTAGTTGGTACGAGCAGTGACGGTCAAGCCGCCGCTTATGTTGCTGGAACTGACACAACCAAGTATGTTGTCGGTACTGTTCTCGTCACTTCGGGTGGCGCAGATGAAATCACATCCATCCTCGTAAACTGTGCGAATCCGCACCGTGGCGCTTAATTTTCAGTAAAGAAAACGGAGAAATAAATCATGTCACAGCCAACAAGCAATGATGTTCATGTTGATGCAATCCTCACGAACATTTCGGTTGCATACATCCAAGAGCAATCGGCATATATTGCCAGTCAGGTCTTCCCTATCATTCCAGTAGAGAAGCAGTCAGACAAGTATTTCACCTATGCAAAGGGTGACTGGTTCCGTGACGAGGCTCAACTTCGTGCGCCAGCAACCGAGTCGGCAGGTTCGGGTTACACACTTGCAACTGCAAGTTACAACACTCAGGTCTATGCCTTCCACAAGGATGTTGATGACCAAGTTCGTGCGAACGCTGACACTCCGTTGAACCCTGACCGTGATGCCACGACTTTCGTGACACAGCGTATGCTTATGCGCCAAGAGGTTCAGTGGACTACTGACTTCTTCGCATCGGGTATTTGGGCAACCGATACAACGCCAACAAACTTGTGGAGTGACTACACTTCATCTGACCCAATTGGCGATGTTGAGACTGGTAAGGCTTCCATGCTTAACAGCACTGGCTACCTGCCTAACACGCTCGTCTTGGGATACGATGTATTCCGTCAACTTCGTCACCACCCTGACATTGTTGACCGTGTTAAGTACACGAGTGCAGAGAATGTCACTGAAGACATCCTTGCTCGTTTCTTCGGTGTTGACCGAATCATGGTTGCTCGTGCAATCCGCAACACTGGCTTGGAAGGTGCGGCTAACTCGTTTAGCAACATCGCTGGCAAAAATGCGGCGCTGTACTATGTTGCTCCAACCCCTGGCCTGTTGACCCCTTCTGCTGGTTACACTTTCGCATGGCGTGGTGTCTCTGACGGTATGGGTGCAAACATTGGAATTACCCGATTCCGTATGCCTGAACTTCGTGCAGACCGCATTGAGGCTCAAATGGGCTGGGATAACAAGGTGATTGCAAGCGACCTCGGTTACTTCTTCGCTTCTTGCGTAGCCTGATTCTAAGTTCCTGAAAGGAGCAACCAATGTCTTCAAATCTTGTTTCTAAAGGCAATGTCTCAATGGGTTCGGTGCGAGTTAACGGCGTAATTGCTGGTGCAACTCACACGGAAAGGACAACCGTTAGTACTCTTACTGATGCGGCAGAAACTTTGACCGCTACGCAAGTAGTAACCAATGGTGGCTTGCTTGTTGGTACTCCAACTGCATCACGGGCTAAGACAATTCCAACTGGAACTCTTACTTGTGCGGCGTTGAAGGGATACAAAGTCGGTGACACTTTTGATGTGGCAGTAATTAACCTTGCCGCCGCAACTCACCCACTTGTTATCACTGCTGGTACTGACGCAACTATCGTTGGCTCGGCTACTGTTGCCGCCGCTACAAGTGCCGCTTTCAAGATTCGTGTATCAGCCACTAACACAGTTGTTTGGTACAGAGTCTCATAACTACTAAGAGAAAGTGTCCATCGTGACCGTCAAAGACCCTCTAATAGAATCAGTTACGCCTAAAACTAAATTGGTGGTTGTATTACGCCCGTTTGATGGTAGTGGTATCCGCTACGAACGAGGTCAAGTAGTGGATTCAACTGGTTGGGTTCATACAAC